CTTCCTCTTGTATTAAACCTTCTTGCGGAGACCGAGCCAAATATGGTTTCAGATACACGTTTTCAACGGCTACAAACCATAGTTGCTACGAGATGAGTTAATCGTCTGAATTCAATGTAGGAAAACTTTGAGAGTGGGCGTCTGCCCTTGAGGCTTGGAATGCAATACATTTATGTGGCACAGGTAATTGGGTATTAATGATTATGTGCACCCCCGCACCTGTTCCCGCATGACCGCATAATCGCTCAACATGTCCACAACTGCCGACTCTTCCGGCAGCGCCTGCACTTCCTCGGCCGCCCTTGTCTGGAACTCGGCATCATACTCCACCACCGGCGGGCACACACCGGTGAACCGCTCAGAACTTACCGTCGCGCAGGCGCTCAGCAAGCTCGTTACGAGTACGAGGGCGGCGAGACGCGGCCTCGAGTATTCGGCGCTGGATTTCATTGGTTTTCTCCCTATTTTCAATGCGTTCCGCCAGCCGTCCCGCGCGTTCGGCAGAACTGCGCAGGGACAGGAGGAACAGGGTTATTGTGAGGGCGATGGCGGCCCATTTTCCGGCAGTCAGCATGAAGCGACTGCCGGAAAACCATGCGATCAGCGCCCCCATCAGCGCCGCCCCTTTCGCCAGTCGTCCCAACGGGCGTAGATGGTGACCCCGATGCCGATCAGGGCCACGGCAATGAACAGCCAGCGGATTGTGTCGAGCCAGGGTATCAGCGGCTGCAGGGCGGATTGGGTGTCGGCCACGGCTTGCTGCACCACCTCGACACCGGCCGCGCCGATGGTGGCCACACCCGCTGCGCCGCCGCCTTTCATGGTGCGGGATTCCGTCAGGGGTTCACGCAGGCGTGGCGGCTCATCGGCGAATCTCGAGCTACGCGGCGGAAACGGATCGCCCCACTGGCGGGCGCGACCGGTGTCGATGTGCATGAAGTTCTGGCGGGGATAGAAGCCAAAACCGGTGAAGCCGGCCTCGCGTGCAGCCGCTTCAAAACTCTCTGGATCATGGTTGGCCATGGAAATATCGAACGCCGCGCCTTTCAGGTGCATCGAATGCTTTGCCCCGCCGACCTGCCGGTTATAGGCGGGGCTGCGATAGGCAGAAAGCACGATCAGCGGCACGCCAAGGCGGTCGCGCAGGGCCTGCAACTTGTCGAGTGCGACCTCATCGATGCGGATGTCGCCATCGCCACGGCAGGCGATTTCCTCCGGTGAAAAGTTGGGCCAGCGCCAGAGTTTATCGGGCACGTCGCGCCAGTCGGCGTAGTAATGATTGGTCATGGTTTCCTCCAGAGATGAAAAACCCACCGATTGGCGGGTATGTGGTCGGGATGGTTGGTTGCAGGTGTCAGCCGAACAGTTTCAGCCTCACGGCAATGCCCGCGATCAGGGCAAGCAGCAGGCCGGTGGTGATCAGGCGCACGATGGTCTGCCAGGCGGTGCGCCGCGCCATGCGCAGGCTATCGAGCAATGTGCGCAAGTCGTGGATGTCGATAGCGGCTTCAGGTCCATCAAGACCAACATCGGCCAAGGCGCGGCGTGCGCCCTGTTCAGCGGCGCGGGCCAGCATGGCCTCGAATTCATCCTCGGGCATGCGCACAAAGCCCGCTTCAATTTTGGGCGGGGTCATGGGAGTTCCTTTCTTTTAAGGGATCAGGATTGCGGCGCGCCGGGCAGAACATAGTGAATGGCAATGCGCACAGCACCGCCGGTGAAATTCCCGCCATTGGCGGTGAGTATAATCGGGGTGGCGCTATAAAAAGCCTGCGGGCCAATGACGCCGACATTGGTGCTGCCGGCGGCAACGCCAAGGCTGCCCCCGAACTTTGATATCTCGGCCGCAATCCCACAATCATAGGAGGTAGCACCTGTAATGGCGGTGACGGTGCGGGTTGATACGCCAAGCACAATGGCGCGGTTTGGAATGGAAATGGTTGAGGTGACCGAGGCTCCGGACAAATTGGAAAGCAGTTCTTCGGCCACGACCATGTCGGTTGCCGAACCGGCAAGCCCTTGAGCCACTCGAACCGAGGATGCGCGGGTCAGAAGATTCATAGCTGCGTCCAGCCCGATCCACGCATTGCCGTTCCAGACCAGAAGCTCGCTGGCCGCAACATCCCACGCCATCCAGCCGGTCTGCGGGATCATGCGCAGCCATGCCCCGCCGGAAAACAGCGCAATACTGTTGTCCCAGCCGGACCATGCGCCGGTGGCACCGGTCCCGATGATATGGCGATCCCCCTCGGCCGGTGTGCCGGGGGGTGATGTTGCCCCGATAGACTTAACAGCAATCTGGGCCAACGCATCGATCAGGCTCAGGGCCTCGTTGACGGTGACATGTTTTTGCGCCTGCGCGGCGGCCAGATAGGGCAAGGACAGGTTTGGTGTATTTGTCATAGGCTTTCCTTGAGGACGAGGGTTTCGATGCGCGGCACACCGCGGCCCAACGCGCCGATCTGATAGAGACGGGTGGAAAGACTGGTAACCGGCACGCCGAAATCGGTCGCCTGCATTGCGGTGGTGTAGGTGAAGGCGGGTGCGGCAACGGTCAAGGATCGCTTGACGTTTGCGCCGGACAAGATTTCCAGATCATAGGTCTCGGTGGCTTCGGACATCGGCACATCCATCAGCACCCAGCTGTCGGCCGACAGCGCCCGGTCAAGGCGCAGCCAGCGCAAGGACAGATCACCGTTGACCTCACGCCGTACCCGTAATTGTGCCGGTGCGAAAGGCATCAAGCCCCGCCCGTTCGGGGTGAAGCTCTGCGCTTGCATGATGGCATCAGACGGGGCCGCGCTCGCCGGACCGATGCGCCAGTTCCACGGCAGGCCAAGATCGGCCTCGGCAATGGAGAGCGGCTGGAGGCCGGAACCAAGTATCACCACCCGCGCTCCGGTTGGTGCGGGGCTGCCCATGGCATTGCCCGTGCCGCGCTGGCCGCGTAGCAGGCGGGTCAGGCGATAACGACCGACGGCGACCAGTTCGGCATTGCCGAATTGGATGATTTCCCAGATGCCGGGCGTGCTTTCAACCGCCAGCGCATTGGCTCCGGCGAACAGTTCGGTATCGGTAACGCTGGTCAGCGTGCCGGAGGAAATATCGACCAGCAGCTCATTGCCATGATCGAACCGGTTGATCGGACCGGCAGGCAGATCCACAACCAGCGCGCCGATCTGCGCGGCCTGAGCGATAGTGTCCAGCAGGGCAAAACCCGAGATGTCCGCACTGCGCCAGACGGCGGCCGTGCCGTACCACGGTTTGGCGAATACGGCGGCATAGGGCCGGTGATCTGGAACGATATCGTCAAGCTGCGGCAGGTCCATCAGGGCGACCTCCGCGGGACCGTAAACCGTCGCGCCGGGTAGTTTCGCCGAACGGTATTGCCCGGGTGGCAGGTCGTAAATGGCTGCGTCGGTGCGGATTGCCTCGATGGCCCGTGCACCGGCGTCTCCAATGCGGGTGATGCGATAATCGATCAATCTCCCGTCATTATCCAGGCTGACCACATCGCCGGGATCAAGCGACAGGCGCGAGGGCGGCAACCTGGCCGTCAGGGTCTCGCGTCCGATCCATGCCTCCATAAGGGCGCGTCGGCAACGCCGGTCGGCTTCTTCCAGCGACACTGCCAACGGGAAGCCTTCCGAGGCCACGCGGGCGGCCTCCACCGTGACACGGCGGGCCTCGACGGTGGCGGCATCGTATTCCTCGTCAGGGCGCATCAGCTGCCATTTTAGGGCTTGCGGCAGTTCGGTTTCCTGCCCACGGGTCAGTTCCATTACGTCGCCTTGCGCAGCCACCATGTCGTCGGGTTTGATTGTGGTGGTGGCCCGCTGCCCGCGCGTAACAAACCGGATAGCCCCACCGCTTTCCACCGCATCAAACCCGAAATGCCGCGCCAGCGTTGAAATCGAGGCACGCGGGCTTTCCAGAGCGGAAATCACAAATCCCGGCACGGTGTCCGACAATTCACTCACATCGATCAGGTTTTCTGCCAGCCCCGCGCGGCGACAAAGCTCCCGTACCAGAGCACCAAGGCCCACAGTGCCCAAACGTCCGTTCAGCCAGTGACCAAGCCGCCAGTTTGGTGCGTCGGCCCAGACATCCTGGCGGGCGGGGAAATCCGGATAGGGCCGCGCATCCCACGTCCAGACGGCAGCCTCATTCATATCGATCATCGGCGCGGCATATTTGCTGCTGGTCGGATTATTGGCCGGAGCACCCCAATAGCCCAGCATTGCCTCGATATAGCGCCGCTGGACCGCCTCGTCCTGCCAGCCGCGCGAGAAATGCGGCAGCGCGCTTTCGGCCGATTTCGGATCATAGAACACGTTCGGCTGGTTGGTGGCGCGATCGACAGCCGGACAGCCGAGTTCGGTAAAGCGGATGGGTTTGGATTGCGGCACCCAGCCGGTGGTGGAAACGGCAACCGGAATAATACTCAGGCCCAACACGATGATGTCCTCGCCCGAGACTGCCGAGTCTGGTCCGATGCCCCAGCGTGCGGTGACCTCGATCAGCGGTGTCACGCGAAACACCAGTTGGTGCACGCCCACGCCGACAATTTGTTCTGACACGATCGCGACCGAGGATGCGTCTGACGCCCAGATCGAGGGGTTAAGCAACGGGCCGTATACCGAGAGGGTAAAATAGGGAGATGCCTGATAGATCAACACCTTACGCCTGCCCGAGGTGCCAGGCTTGAAATAGCACCTTACCTCGTATGTCTGCCCTGCCTGCAGCGTCACCAAGGTTGGTTCTTCAATCCGGTGCCAGACCTTGCCAGCCGAGGCGACGCTTTGAGCGCTGAAAAACCCGCCATACGACGTTGGATCAGCGGCTCGGGCAACCGGGCCGACATTGATCCACGTAGGAGGATTGGCCCCATTCGGGGTGAGACCAACGCGCACTCCGCCCGGGCGGTCATAATGCGGGTTGGCCCACCACGCGCGGATATCCTTGGGGCGAAACACCCATGGCTTGTTGTAGGCACCATCGGTGATGGGGGTGCGGACCTGGGCGGTGCGATCGGCGTCCGAGGCATAGAACCAGTCGAACCCTTCGCCGCCCTCGATATTGCTGCGAAGATAGTCGAGATCGCGGATCGAGGCCCATCCCGCCTGCGCATCCGCGTGGTCAAACCCGTCGCGCCAGTCTGACAGGGGCAAGTAATTGTCGATGCCGATGAAGTGGATGTTCGGATCGGACCACAATGGATCGAGGTGGTAAAACAGATCGCCGGAGCCATCCGTTGGCTGGTGCCCGAAATATTCCGACCAGTCGGCGGCGTAGCTGATGGCGGTTCCGGCCCCGAGAATGCCGGCGACGTCAGAGGCCAGTTGCTTCATCGCGGATACAACGGGATAGTTTGTGGCGGTATCCCTGATGGTGGTCAGCCCGCGCAGTTCCGATCCGATCAGGAAGGTATCGACGCCACCTGCGGCCGCGCAGAGATGGGCATAGTGCAGGATCATGCGCCGGTAGCCCCAGTCAGAACCTCCGGTCCAGGAGACGGCCTCGCCGCTGACTGCAAAGTCGGATGCCTGCGCATTTCCCATGAATGCAGACACCTGCGTAGCGGCAGCGGCGGTCTTGTCCACGGTTCCGACATAGCCTGTGGCCGGAGAACAGGTGATCCGCCCGCGCCACGGGTAAGAGGGTTGGCCAGTTGTGGCCGCATCGTCGGAATACGGATCGGGCAGCGTATTGCCGGCCGGAATATCCATCAGCAGAAACGGGTAAAACGTGACCCGCAGACCCCGCGCCTTGATCTCCTGAATAGCCTGCACGACGGCGAAATCCGCAGGTGTGCCGCCATAGGCCGTGCGGCCGGTTGCATCGAGGCTGATCACATGGGCACCGGCGCGTGTGACGCCATTCACCACCCAGCTTTTTGGCGTGGTCACCTTGGTGGTGTTTTCGACCCCGGGTTTGAGCTGGCAGTTTCCCGCGCGCAGATCGGTGCCGAACCAGCTGACCACGAGGCTGATGCTCTCAAGCTTTGGTGCGGCGGCCTGCAATTGGTCCAGCGCCGCGACAATATCGGGCACGGCGTTGGTGGTGTGCACGTTCTCCGATGCGGTATTGCCACCGGAGCCGCGCGAAATTGGCTCGGTTGCATAGACGAACTCGCCAGTGCCCGGGATCAGGGTGACGGCGCGGATCATGCCCTCGGCGGTATCGGGCTCGATAACAGGGCGGAAGACCTCGAAGGACAGCTGCGGGATACGGTTGCCGAACTGTTCCAGCGGCAATTCCTCGAACATTACATAGGCCGTGCCGCGATAGGCGGGGGCAAATCCGGCACCCATCTTGGCCTCGATGAACGGGTCCGTCTGCTGGGTCTCATCACCCTTGTAAATCCGCCATGTCACGTTTGAGAGATCGAGCGGTTTGCCGTCAGCCCAGATGCGCCCGATGCCCGAGACCGGCCCCTCGCACAGGGCCACCGCGAAAGAGGCCGAATAGAGGTAAGCCGTGGTGGTCACCTTCGGCCCGCCGCCCTTGCCGCCACCTTGGGTGGTCGTATTGACAATCTCGGTGAAATCCGTGGCCCAGATGATGTTGCCGCCGATGCGCATGCGGCCATAAATGCGCGGGATCACCGCCCCTTCGGTCGAGGTGGTGAGGGTCAGGTTTTCCAGCCGCTGGCCCTCGATGCGCTGCTCGGGGGCCAATGAGGAGACAATCCAGCTGTCGATCATTGACCCCGCGAAGGACCCGATCGCGCCGCCGATGGTGGCAGCGGACACGCCAAGGATGGCCCCGCCGATGCTGCCACCGATCGCGGCACCGGCCGAGGCGAGAAGAATGGAAGCCATGACTTACCTCACAGGAAAACGAAAAGCGAAGGCGATCCGGCGCTGCCAGGCAGGCGTGAGATATTCCTCGATTACGCCCGTGCGCTCATAGGCGTGGATGAAGTGCGAGCGCGCACTGCGGGGCCTGCCGGACAGAATACCCACATGCTTGGCAATCGCGCCCGCGCGCATGCGAAACAGGATCACGTCACCGGTTCGGGCGTCTGAAACGTCCAGTTCCTGCATTGCAGCTCGTGCGGCCTCGGCCAACACCTCGACCGGTCCCGTTTCGCCCCAATCACGGGAATAAGGCGGCGCCGGCATTGGTTCTGGCCCAACCACGTCACGCCAGACGCCGCGCAGCAGGCCCAGGCAGTCGCAACCCACACCGCGCACAGAGGCCTGATCGTGATACGGCGTGCCAATCCAGCGGCGGGCGGATTTGACGATCCGCGCCGGTGCTGTGTTTCGAGCGCCCGTCATAACACCGACCCCGCATTGGCATCGCCCTTGGCGGCGTAGCGGATGATGGTGTCCTGCCCCGGAATATCCGGGAAGCCACGGAAATTGGCCGCGTTGGCGAACTTGGCCTGACAGGTCTCGAACCGCTTGTCGCATCCGGCGAAGATGTCGAAGGTGTTGCCGACCTCGATCGCCCGCACAGGGACCTCGAGCAAAGTGATGAGTATGTCCGCGCCGGTGAGCGCATGGCTCAGCACCTCGGTCTTACGCCCGGTATTGGCACCGGTCAGCCATTGCAGGGTGCCAAGCGCAAACCAGCCCTCGGCAAAGCCGGAAAGGCCGGAGACCGCAAAGCCACGATCGCCGGACAGCGAAACCACCGTGCCCGATGCCTTGAATGCCGGATCGTTCAAATCGACGCCGCAGCGGGCATCCCCCAATGCCGCATCGCAACTCGCTTGAAACGTCCGCCCGAGGGTTTGCCCCAGCACATGGGCGAGGCTGCGCATTTCCGCCACGAAATGCAGCCGCCCGCGCCGGACCTGACCGATGGCCCCGCGCCGCAGCAGGGCGCGGCTGGTGGTGTCGACCCAGTTCACGCGCCAGATTTCCACGGTGGCATTATCCCAGCGGCCATCCAGAATATCGGTCTCGGTGATGGTCGTGGAGGTCAACACGCCCTCGGCCTCCTGCGCATCGACAGACAGGTCAGAGCCGGCGCGGATTTCCGAGGCGGTGAAACCGGATTCCGGCTCGAAATTCGTGCCGTCGAATGCCAGCGGCCGGTCGTGATCGGTGAAGCCGAACACTGCCCCGTCATTGCGGGTGAGCCGCCAGCACCAGGCCAGCGTGGTCGTGCCGGAATCGAGATGGGTTTGCAGGGATTGGGGGAAGGATTTCATCGGCGGACCTCGATCAGCGGAATGGATGTGATGGAACCGAGCCGCTCGATGTCATGGGTAACGTCGAGCTGGTCGGTGTCGAAACGCGTCGGCACATCGAATTCGAAACCTGCGGTTATGGCGGTGCCCGTGGCCGGAGCGGTGGTGAAAGTTACGAGGCCTGTTGTGGTATCTACGGACCATCCCGAAGCCTGTGTCACGCCGTCCAGTGTGATCGTAACGGTGCCTGCCACCGGTTTGGTGATGCTGCGGGTCCAAGTTTGCGCACCGGATGAATAGGCTTTCACCAATTGGAACATGGTAGTGCTGCCGTCGCCGGTGCCGATCGCCTGATCGGTCGCGGCGGGTGTGCCGGATGGCAGGCACGATTTGTAATCACCCCAATCCTTCCAGCGAAACCCGTAGAGCCGCCCGTTGCGCGCCTCGAAAAACGCCACCACGGCGGCCAGATCATCGGTGCGGCGAATGCCATAGGCTGCATCATAGCGGCGGCGCGAGTTGGCCCAGCTGGCGTTGCGTTCCTCGTCACCCGAGGCCAGTTCGACAATCTGGGTGCGCCGTTCGGGGCCGCCACGCGCGCCACGGCTGATATTGTCCGGAAAACGGATTTCGTGAAACGCCATCAAGATTTATCCTTGTTCATGCTTCTTGTCCGAAAACCGGTTCCCACTTTTCGGGAAGCCATCTACATGCCCCTCCGGCCCATGGCGACAGCACGGGCAATGTCGGCCGAGACTTGCGTGCGCGATTGCCGGAAGCTTTCCGCATCGCGGGTCTGGATGTTGATGGTGATGTTTTGGCTGTTGCCGGTGCCGTATTGCGCGGCCTCGCGCCGGTTCAGCACCCGCTCGCCCTTTTGCAGAATGGCGGGAACTTCGTCGGGACGCAGACCGGCCCAACCGCCGGAATGCATGCGGGGTGCGCCGGCAAAAGCCATGGCAGGCACCATGCGCTGTGGCGCAGCCCCACCGACCATGCCACCCGCGTGCAGCACCGGTGCAAAAATGCCACCGAGATTGCCAAGCGCCCCCGACAAGGCATTGGCCAGCGGCCCGAGAATGAACTTTCGTGCCGACAGTTTGGCCATATCAGCCAGCAAAGAGGTCACCAGTGACCGAAAATCCAGCTTTCCGGTTTTGACGAACTCGCCAATGGCATTTTCCGCGCTGGTGAAGGCCCCGACCAGTGCATCACCGATGCCCTTGCCGACATTGGCGGCCTTGCTGGCGTAATCCTTGAGGGAATCCGCTGCCATTTGCCAAGCTGTTTTGGCGACTTCTGCCGCCGCGCGAGCCGCCCCACCGGCACCGGTGACCGCTCGGGACAGAGTTTCCGCAGCGGTCGTCGTGCCCGCAAGGCCGCTTTCGCCATCCTCGGCGCTCGACCTCATCGCATCACGCAACGCCTGCATGGAGGTGAGCGGCGCGGTCGCGGCCTGTGCCATTTCTCGGGAGGAGGTCACCAGCCCGTCGGCGGCGTTTCGGGCATCTTCTGCCGTGGCCGCCATCTCGTAATAGGCGGACCCCGCCATGATCGCCGCATTGCCAATGGCCAGCATCGCACTGTCCATGCCCGGGATGTTGGATATACCCCGCGTCATGGCGTGCAGAAAATCCGTCCATGTCTTCTGGATATTGGCCAGCATCGTCAGCCAACCTGCTTTGATCCGCGCCCAGACCGACGAGAGCGCCGCGCCAAGGGATTTGCCCCCGAGCTTGATGCGCTCCCAGACCTCGATGGCGACATCCTTCAGCAAACGCATGGCCTCGCCAAATCCGCCCGCGCCTTTGACCAGACGTCCGAACCAGTAGATCAATTCTCCGGCCCCGATGATTAACGCGCCGATACCGGTGCGGATCAGGGCACCGCGCAATACGGCCAAAGACAGCGACACGCCCTTGATCCCCAATGCCGCGCTGGCCAGCGCGATTACCAGCCTGCCGCCCAGCACGGCGGCGAAGGTGGCGGCAATGGTGGCTATCTCGCCAATATGGTTGAACAGGCCCTTGATGGCGCGCCCGAGCGGGCCAGTCGTTTTTCCAATCACGGCCATGGCGTTGGCCATTGCTTCCAATGCCGGAGCCGCCGCCACCGCCAGCTGGTTGGCAATCCCGCGCCACAGCAATCCCATGCGCGAGAGCGCATCATTGGTGCGCTGGATTTGGGCGGCATCGCTCTCCGATACCGCCACCCCGAAATCTGCCACATCCTGCGTGGCCTGACGCAAGGTGGCGCTGTCGATGCGGGTAAAGATCAGACCGGCACGCGATCCAAATATCTGTGAGGCCACAGCCGCTTGCCGGGCCGTGGGGATGAACTTTGCAATCGCATCCTGAATGGCCGCCATTTTCTGATCGATCGGCAGCTTGGCAAGATCAACAGCCGAGAGGTGCAACGCTTTAAGAGCCTTGACCGCAGGACCGGTCCCCTGCGCCGCCTGGCTCAGGCTCTTGGTCATCATGATCGTGGCTTGTTCAACCTCGCCCTGCGAGACTCCGGCCAGATCGGCCGCGCGCGCCAGCACCTGCATGCTCGCCGTCGTGGTGCACAGGGATGCCGCCAGTTTGGCCTGCTCGTCGATGGTCTGCAGACTCGAGCGCACCATGGCAATACCGGCCGCCACCGCAGCTGCCGCCATGATACCGGCTGCAATCTTGGCACGGCGGGCAAAGCGGGCAAGGCGCGCATTGGCAATCTCGGCCTCGCGCGATACCTTGCGTATCCCGCGTTTACCAGCCTCACCGATGCCTTCAAACTCGGCCTTGACCTTGTCACCGCCCACCGCGGCAAGGCGGACGGATACGCGTTTTTCAGCCATCACTGATTTCCCTTTGCTCGTTCAGCACCCGCACCATCATCGCCTCGATCGCGGGGAGGATTTCCGCGACCGGCGCGGGATTGATCCCGAGCGCGGCCGCCATGCCCAGCGCCGCACCGAAATCCCAGCCGGTGATTGTGCCGGATGGCGACAGGCGCAGTTGGCCGCCAAGGCGGCCGACCAGATCCCAGATCTGTATGCCCTCATAGGTTTGTGGCCGGTTCAGGATTTGCGGGCAGGTTTCGCAGGTGCTGATACAGGCGTCGCAATATCCATCGCCCCCGCTGAGGACCCACTCGGCAAGGGCGACGAGACGTTTTTTTCCTGATCCAGCAACAGACCGCCCGCGACGTATTCGGTCTGGAAGGCCTCGAACAAGGGCCAGACATCCAGCAGGGCGTCGATCCCGTCGGGGCTGACATCGACCGGTTTTCCGTCCTCGTCTCCCACGCCTTCCCAACCCGTGATGGCAATGCGGCCCAGCGCCTTGGCAAACACCAGTGCGCTTTGTTCGTCGCCCGCATCCCCGGGCAGGTCGGAAACCGCAGGATCTTTGTGCGCCGCCACCATCAGCGCCGTGGTCAGAGGCAACAGGCGGATGCGCACCCCATGGCCAAGATCCAGCCATTCGGGTTTATTGGATAGGTTCAGTTTCAGCATATCAATAACTCGCAATCTGGTTTTTAAGGACAACCGTGCACATTTGCCCGGCGGTGGCGTTAAAGGCGGCCTGCCAGTCAAAGCTGGCCTGAATGCCCTGCGGCCCCTGCACCTCGATGCGCGGGCGGGGCAGATAAACCTCGTGGGCGGTGATGCTCAGGCTGACATTGGCCGAAATGTTATAGGCAAATTCCAGACTGGCCGCCGTGCCGTTCAGCGCCTGATCCATCAGGGTGGTGTCGGCAAAGCGCACGTCGATCCGGCCGGTGAGCGCGGCATTGGACGGGTCCGCGCCGTCAATACGCCCGTCGGCGCGGATGGTTTCGATCCGGTCAAGGTTGTTGGCATACTGGATGTCGGCGGTGACGATATTGCCCAGCGCCGTGCCACCGCGTTTGATCGAGCCGTTGAAATGTCCGAAGCGCTGCAGGGTCCATGTGGTGGGGGTGCCTGCGGCCGTGGTTGTGGCCACGTTTTCCCCCTGGGCGATCAGCTTGGCGGTGGCGGTCAAAAGCCCCGAGCGTTGCATCTGCCACGAGAGCTGATCCAGTACGCAGCCGGTATACATGGCAAAACGGGGTATTTCCGGCATGGCGACCTCTATGGCCATGCTCGGCAGGGTCCAGCCGCCGGATTTGAAGGTATGGGTTTTGTTGGTGGTGCCGGTGGTAACGGGCGCGCCGAATGCCGCCTTGAGCCAGAAGCCGAACGCCTCGGCATCGATCGGCACCACCACATCGCCATCCGCCGTTACCGCGTCCTTGATCGGGGCCAGCGGATCGCGACCATAGCCCAGCAATTCGGAGGTCAGCAGGGGTTGCTCCGCCCCCAGTGACGCACTGGCAAACGGCATCCGGAAATATCCGCTTGCCGGTGCCGTGCCATAGGTTGTCTCGAACGCAGCCGCGAGTTGCGACCGCGCGCCTTGTGCGCGTGCCATATAAAGATTCCTTGTTTTGAATTGGGTCAGCCGAGGGGATCGGCCGTGCTGTAGGTCAGAATAACCGGAATGATTGCCGCTTTGAGGGCAGCGGCCCCTTCCACCGGCATATCAACCGGCTGCGGGGCCTGTGCCTCCACCCAGTCGCACAGCCCGCCCAGAGTGCGGTCGGCGGCAAGGGCGGTGCCGATGGTCTGCAACAGGGTGTCAAAGTGGCCGCCCGTGCGACAGGTGTTTTCGCCTGCACAATCACCTCGATCGCGGCGCGGTGCTCATAATGGTATTGCAACGGAGACAGCGTGACCTCTGGCGTTCCGGGGTCGCCATCGCGCAGGATCACGAGGCCAGCAAAAGGCAGGCGCTCGGGCAGAACCTCTTCGCGCAGCACGGTGGCAGCGGGCACAGTTTGTAGTGCCGCAAGCAGGGCTTGCAGGATGGTTTCTCGGGGTGTGGGCATGGGTGTTCTCGCCGTATTGATGTTTTTCAAAACACCGGATTTGTGTTACAGGTAGGTCTGCCAATTCCTTTCAGGGGCCATGAAATGACGACCAAGCGCGGTGTTCCCGTACAACTCGGTTCTGAAACCTCCAAACCTGCCGAGCGCGCGGCTTTTCTTCAGGCCGGTCTTGAAGCGTGGAGTGATTA